AAAGTCACAGAAACCCTGGGATACTTGTATATTGTCACGATGCGGTATATCAATTCGTTTGTTTCTCTAGTTTATTATCAACTGATTATGCAGTCTGCCTCCACAATGAAGATGAACGTTGTCAAGCGCAGCGGTGAGCTCGAGCCGGTGAGCTTTGACAAGATCATGCAGCGCATCCATCGTCTCTGCTGGCCCGAGGGTGCTAAACCGAACCTTAAGGGCTCGCGGGCCCAGACCGGTCTATCTGTGGACGTCAGCAGAATTGTCGGAAGCATCTGCGCTTCTATTGTTGATGGGATTACAACCACCAAGCTCGACGACCTCACTGCTGATAAGGCAGCTAGTCTTACTACTGTGAATCCTGATTATGGCATTCTCGCTGCTCGTATTGGCGTGTCAAACCTCCAGAAGCAAACAAGCGACTCCATCGTTGATACATATGGGAAAATGAGCCATCTGCTAAATGACGACTTCCGCCAGGACGTCCAGGAGTTTGGTAGTGAGTATCAGAAGATCGTGGACTATTCCCGGGATTTTGACTTCGATTACTTTGGCTTTAAGACGATGGAAAGAATGTATCTGACAAAGGTTGGTGGCAAGATTGTAGAGCGGCCTCAGCATGTGTATTTGCGAATCGGGATTGCCCTTTGGCGAGGCGACATTGCCAAGGTGAAGGAGACGTACGACGCACTATCTCTCCGGAAGTTCACGCATGCATCCCCAACTATCTTCAACGCTGGGATGAAGAATGCCAACCTTGCTTCTTGTTTCCTGGTACACGTCCCAGATTCCCTTGCCGACATCTTCAAGGTCCTCGGCGACTGTTCCCAGATGTCTAAGCACGGAGGAGGCATCGGTATCAACATCTCTGATATCCGCGGGAGGGGCAGCAGGATCAATGGTACAAACGGAGAGTCCGACGGAATTGTTCAAATGCTCCGGGTATTCGACGCCACATCTGCGTATGCCAATCAGGGAGGTCGCCGCAAGGGTTCATTCGCTATTTACCTCGAGCCACATCATCCTGATATAATAGACTTCCTGATGCTTCGTAGGAACCAGGGGGAGGAGTCCATCCGCGCCAGGAACCTGTTTTACGCGGTATGGTTGAACGACACATTCATGAAGCGGGTGGAAGCCGATGCCGACTGGTCTCTCCTAGACCCGAGCGAGTGCCCTGGTCTCTCCGATGTTTATGGCGATGAGTACGAAAAGATGTATGTTGACTACGAAACTCGTGGCATGGCCAAGCAAAAAGTCAAAGCCAGGGATGTCTGGAACACCATGATCATCACGCAGATTGAGACTGGTCTACCTTACGTCTCTAACAAGGACGCGGTCAACCGGGCTAACATGCAGATGAACGCCGGTGTCATCAAAGGCAGCAACTTGTGCGTAGCCGGAGATACTAAAATCCTCACATCTACCGGATACCACCCAATCAAAGACCTTCAAGGTCATCAGGTATCCGTGTGGAATGGTAGTGAATTTAGCGATACCATTGTCCACAAGACGGGTGTCAACCAGAAGCTACTCACGGTTTCTTTTGACAACGGCATATCTCTTCGTTGCACTCCGTATCACAAATTCTACGTAGAGACTGGAACACGTCCTGCTCAAAAGTCTCGCGTTGTAGAGATTAGGGCGATGGATCTCGAGGCAGATGATAAGATCATTAGGTTTGATCTCCCAACTATCACAAAAGGAGAGACTGTGAGATCCGCGAAGGAAGCCTACACCTCTGGGTTTTTCAGCGCGGACGGATACTATGATCAGAAAGCCACGGAGCACAATACCAACAAGATTAGTGTGCACCGCGATGACAAACGTGAGGCTATCCAAAGCCGAGCAATTGTTATTCATGCATATGACAACGAGGCTACTGGAAGGACTACTTACATAATCCCAAGCAACGTCAAAAAATTCGAAGTGCCGATCAACTCTTCTGTAGATGACAAGATCAATTGGTTGAGTGGATTTCTCGACGGCGATGGATGTGTGATCAAAAACAATGGTATTGAGAACATTCAAGCGGTAAGCACTAATAAGAAGTTTTTGACCGACATTATGTTGATGCTACAAACACTCGGTATTTCTATTGGAGTATGCGAGGGTCTTGGTGAGCGCATGGTGTCATTGCCCAATGGTCGCGAGGGATATTCCGATTATAAGTGCTTGCCCACGTGGCGTTTCAACATTGACTCTGATGGTGTCAGGAAGCTTTTTTCTCTCGGTTATAACCCCGCTCGTCTTCAACTCACAGGCGGTCGTGAGAAACATCACAAGACTACTAAATACACTAAGGTAGTGTCTGTGGTCGACACTGGTGTTGTTGAGGACACTTATTGCTTCAACGAACCCAAACGTCATATGGGCGTGTTCAACGGTATCATCACGGGACAATGCAATGAGATCGTAGAGTATTCATCGAAGGATGAGACCGCGGTATGTGTTATCGGCAGCATCGTTCTCAAGAATTACGTTAAGAATGGCAAGTTCGACCTCGAGGACATGCGCCGCCACGTGAAGGTCCTCACGAAGAACCTCGACAAGTCCATTGACATCATGTCCTATGCGACCAAGGAAGCCCGGAACAGCAACATGCTCCGTCGCCCGGTAGGTGTTGGTGTCCAGGGGCTCCAGGACGTTTTCTTCAAGCTCAAGCTACCGTTTGATTCGCAGGAGGCGCGCGACCTCAACAGAGAGATCTTCGAGCACATCTATTTCGCGGCCGTAGAGTCTTCTGTGGAACTCGCGGAAATCCACGGGCCTCACCCGACATTCGAAGGTTCTCCCGCCAGCCAGGGGAAGATGCAGTATCACCTATGGGGTGCCACTCCCAAGAGCAATCTTGACTGGGCCGGGCTCGAGAAGCGTGTCAAAAACGGAGTTCGCAACTCGCTGACCACCGCGTTGATGCCAACCGCGAGCACTGCGCAGATTTGCGGAAGTGTAGAGGCTTTTGAGCCCATCACGTCTAATATTTATTCCAGGCGAACTCTCGCAGGCGAGTTCCCGGTAGTGAATTCATATCTTGTACGCGATCTGATAGAGCGCGGAACATGGTCCGAGACCATGAAGAACCAGATCATCGCCAACAATGGGTCCGTCCAACGAGTGATCGGCATTTCTCCGGAACTCAAAGCAGTATACAAAACCGCATGGGAGATTTCCATGAAGACCGTCATCGACCTTGCAGCAGACCGTGCACCATTCGTAGACCAAACACAATCAATGAACCTATTCCTGGCATCGCCGTCTCTGAAGAGCGTCTCGAGTATGCTGTTCTACGCATGGAGACGGGGGCTTAAGTCACTTTTGTACTACATGAGGGTACAGCCTTCAGCCAATGCGATTGCGGTAACCGTTGAAGAGTGTCTGGTCTGCAGTGCCTGATGATTAATTAAAATATTTACATAATGTAAAAATGAGAAAGTTACCACATGTGTACATTATCGTGTTCGCAATCGCAGGTCTCGCTCTTGGAATTGCCACCGGGACATTAAACAGACACATAAACACGGCGATCCATAAAAAATTCCCTGATGATTGTCCTGCAGTCAGTGCGTTATCCCTGGTTATTCAATTCATTGTAATGATGGGTGGGTTGATACTCGCGGCTACATATATGCCGTTTATCACACCCGATGATCTTGGCGGTGGTGTAGCGTCGTTTGCGTTCGGCAATCTTTATTTCACATCTCAAGTACATTTCGTCCAAGAAATAAACAAATTCGTAGACAATAAGTTCGATGGCTTGGAAAGATATAAATAAAAATATTAGTAAATAAAAATATTAGTAAATATAAATGTCGAATGATAATGAAGTCGAGCTGAGCCCCGGTTTTTTCGATTTGAATAATCCAATGAACGACGAAGACCTTGCGGAAATTAGCAGTATCATCCCGGAAAAAATCAACGTCGAAAACGCCGATGATAACACTAAAAACTTTGCGATCGAGTTTTTCACGTTGATGATTTGGAACACTACCGGTAAACCATGTGGATGTGAAGGCGGATGGACGAGGACGAAAACATACTAGTTCGATTCAAATACATTTTGTCGATACGAAGAAAGTACAGACAAAATGTATATTGTTTTTAAAATCAAGTTCGTGGGCGACAACCAGTATATGTCGCCTTCTGTGTGGGATATGTAGCGGCCGCTTCTTGTCTCCAGCGGTTTTGTTGAAGTTTGATATAATCGCCCGTATAACCTGGTGCCGCAGGATATGTCCCAGGACCATCGAATGTTTTGTTCACGGAATTGTTCGGCACCGTGCGGAAGGTTAGAGCGCATAAAAAGGTATTATCTACACCATTCGTGTTGTAGAGCGAACCATCAGGACGTTCTATTCTAAATGTCAATTTTTGGAGCTTGCCTATGGGGTGGAATGGTTTTATAGGGATAGAAGAAAAACTATAACGCGCTTCTGCGAATCCATAGCCAATGATATTGACAATACCCACACCTGCAGTGGTAGGCTCCCCTACTCTATCCTTGTAAATCAGAGTCTCGAGTTCCAGGCATCTAATCTTGAGATATCTAGCACCTTTGATGTTCACGATACCGGGAGAGATAAGACTGTTACCAAAAGCGCCCGACACTACATCTATAGAGAACAATTGCCCGGAGAATACCGTCGTGCCGTTTATTTGTATATAAGATCCGGCGACTTCCGGCAGATTAGGTTCCGTATGCCATAGACTCGTGCAATTTGTGGATGTCGTGCCAGATGTTCCGGGAGTGAATTCGACGTAATAGCTTTGACCTTGGACGAAATTGCTAACCACCGCGAGGCCCGTCGTGACTGATGGTGTAAGATCGTCGTTTATTGAGATGATGTTTCCAGATGCGATCGTAACATCGGTTGTTGCATTCTTTATTGCCAGATTCGCCACGAAGCCACCCGTCGGTGCAGTTCCGATGTCCTTGAAGTATCCAGTTACGGCGGAAGGAACCCCAGCGGCCTGAGCGGTGAAATATTGTCGCAGAGTCTGGCCATCATAAATTCCAGAATAAGACGTGTCGTCTCCAGGAGGGAAAACACCCACGAACGTGTTATATTGTTGCGCGCCCGATATGGCGGATTCCGTAGACAAAAATACGTTGGAGGCTCCGTTCGGAAAGTTTGTGTTATAACCAGGGACGATCGAGTAGTCTGTCCTGTTCGCAATGACGGGATCGCCAAATCCGATCGTCGACTTTATGGTGCTTTGATCGCCAAGCAACGTAAAAGCTTCCGACGAAGTTATGGTCATCTTGTTGGAGATCTCAGAAGGATTGGTCGTGGGACTCACACGAAGTGCCACGGTATCTGAAAACGCGTTCGACGTCTCTTGTAGCGCACGATTCATCTCGTCGACCAACTGAGGGAAGTTATAATCTCCAGGCGTGATGTTGGCCGTCCGAATATTTCCAATAATGTCCTGCTGCCATGTATTTATATTTGTCGGTTGATTGATGGCGTATGTGAAAGAACACTCGGTTTCGTCTACGAGGTAATCCGTCCTTGGGATCGATGCTTGGAGGACCTCGAACTTTGTGATGTTTCTGAATTGACTGTTGAACTGGACTTCGAACTCTGACGCAGTTGGATATGCAGATCTGTCGCGTTTAGACGAATCCGCTATGAAGATATACGTCTCATCAACGCCAAACTTTGAGATAGTTTCGATGTCATCCATTTTTATATATCATTTTATATTATTTCTGTGGTTTGTACGAAGAAATGAAACACGCTGCAAAAAATATTTTAGTATACTATATCCATATGATGCTGAAGATCCTCGAGAAAACCCCAGGGTTGCTTTTCACGATTGTACTCCTCGCGTTCGTGATAGGAACCATGGTCGATTCTGTCCTCGACGCAAAACAAGCAAACGAAGCTGTTACGACAGACGTAAAAAAATAATATTTACGTATATTATCTAGACAAATGAAATTCATCCCCAGCAGCCCCGTGGTTTTCGTACTCATCATCGTGGCGTTCTTCGCCATGGGTATGCTTGCCGGCAAGATGTTCGGCAAGAAGGTCGTCAAGGCCGAGAAGTTCGACCCCAACTACATGGGTGAGTTCAGCACTCCCTCCGAGATGGCCAACGGTCCCAAGGTGCTGCCCCCCGTACCCGAGAACAAAGGTGTCGTTTCATCCGAAAAATGGTGTAAAAAATTCAACTGTTAAGTAGATACATGTATGAAAATACGTTTTGTCGATACGAAAATACCAACATATCGACAAAACAGATGAACGTCGGAAAAAAACCCATTTTTTTATGTTTAAGTAGCATACGAGATGTCAGCTGCGCCCCTTACAGAGCCTCTGCGCCCCCGTAACATGAAGGAGATGCAGTACGAATTATTAGAAGAAGGGAGATTATCGTACGAAGATGCATATACGCTTGACTTGGTCACGAAAAACAAAATTCCATACGATGAATATCAGGAACTTATAACCGATAGGAGAAATCATCACAGTCGCATGATGAGGTTCGCCGTACAGGTAGGAATCTCTGGAACAGTAACCGCGTTTACAATTGCGATGCTGGCAATAGGAAAACCAGAGGGCGTCTACTTGCCCGTGTTGACCGGAATCCTTGGATACTGGTTGCCAGCTCCGGAATATGCTAAACTAAGAATGCCGAAAAACACTTCTTCAAAAACAGCACAGCCCAAGTCACCGACGGGAACATCGCCATCGCCGTGAAAACCAATCTAAAAAATATATATTGATTACATAAACAAAGGATGGACAACGCTATCCAAAATATCAAGAACATGATCTTCCCAACCTCGGACCCATACAAAATCTCTGGCCAATTCGGCGATTCCACAATAGAGCCCACGGTCGCTGCTGCCCTGAGGGTCCTCCACGAAACCCCCAGTGAATTCAACACCACGTTTTTCTCCATAAAGAACGTGAACTTCATCCAAGGGAAGCTGATATCTCAAACGAAGAGATACACGGGCGTGGACATCGGGCGTCAAAACGATGACGAGCTCATCATGATGATGTGCGGGATTTACGTGCAGGACTCCACGTTCAACGGAAACGTTCAAGAGTCTCTGAAAAAAATAAACACACTCGTCATCACGGAGTGCCTCAAACAGATCCTTCCCGGAGTCAGGGCTTACGTTCTATATTTGCGCGACGCGAGCTTGCCATTCAGCGGAGGCGGCGAAAGCGCTTTTGCACGCCCTCAGGATGTGAGCGAAAAGGGTTCCAAGGTAATGCCTGGAGTTCTTTTCTTGGACAGAAATGCCAAGTAATTATATTTTGACGCCTAGGATAACAAAACAGAACACGAGTATCACATGTAGTGTAACGCAAAACCTGGCCGTATTCGTGGACGGAAGAAAGTCTCCGAAACCAGTTGTCGTGTGAGTTACGGCGCTCATGTAAATAACGTCCATCCACGACGGCTCCTTCTTTAGCCCATCGGCTCTCGTGAAGTTGCTGGTAAATCCACCCGGGATGTATTTGTATAGGATCGTCATGACCACAAACAGAAGAACATGAACGGTGATCGGGCTCGTCATTTATTTACACGCGATATTATTTAATTGTAGTTCCATTCTCTTTATACTCGCGGTATTGTCGATGTTTTTGAACGAATACACACCATTGTGTTCAAATCCACCATATGTGACTTTCGAACGCGTAACAAATCCGTGCTTTTTAAACAATTCTTGACTCTTTATATTTGTGCAATCCGCGAGAATTGACGTGAACCCGTGTGCCTTTGCTTCGTCTATCGTATGCTGTAGCAGTTGACTCGCGAGACCTCGGCCATCGGAGGCGATCGAAAATACATACAAGCATTTTCCACTGGGAGCGTATCGTAACATGTCAAACAGTGCAAACATTGGTTCTATTTTGTTAATCACGTTATACTCCATCTCGAGGAATTGATTGTAGGGGAGGTTGAGAGCCACCGCATCGCCGAACTCTGAATGAGACGCGAACGAGCATCCGCTTAGAACGGATTTTTCCATGATAGAGCGAAAGACATGCGCAAACTCATCGCTCGTTATTCCGAGTGCGACACTCGTCGGCTCCTTGCTTGCAAAGATATCAGATGTAAACTCCAGCGAAAACCGCATGTCGTCGATGCAAACCGTATAATTCATACTTTATTTAACGACCTATTTTCTTAAATTACTTTATATCTCATATCGTCATATTATGATATAAAGTAATGACGAATAGCACATAAAATAAACATGCAGACCATTAAGGTGAACAGCTACAGCAAGATGCTCAGCGGACTGCAGTCCGGGCGCAAGTACTCGATCATCAAGTTTACATCGAAATCGTGCAGAGCATGCAAAAATCTCGAACCCAGGATTGCGAAGCTAGACCTCGATATTGATGTCTATGATGTCGATCACGACGAGAAAAATACCATCAGCAAAGCATTCAGTGTTCGAGCTCTACCCACAGTGATACTCTGTGAGGATGGTATTCCTGCCGCTAGAATGGTTGGGTTGAACCAAACGAAAGAGTTTTTTCAACTCGTAAACGATGTTGTCAACAATGATTGCGTCATCGTCGATTGGGAGAAATAATTATCGAGAGCTCCGTGATTTACCACGAGGAGTAGCTCCGGTGCGCTGGCGGCCAGACGGAGAGAACCCTGCCTGAGGCATGGGAGGTGCTCCTGGAGTGAACCCCGTCGACTTTCTCCCTGGAGGCGGGTTCTGGCGGCGTTGAGCACGTTGTTTGCGAAGCGCGGCATTCTCACGTGCCTTTTGTTCCGCTCTTTGACGACGGAGCATCTCCTCTTGTTTTTTCTTTGCCTTTTCTGCCTGGGCTTGCGCCTGTTTCTGTTTACCTAGTTCCGCACGCTTCTGTTGCCAGTTCTTGGATTTGCCGGATTGAATTTGAATACGATTAGTTTGTTCTGCCTTGGCGGTATTCAACCTGAATTTCACCTGCATATTCTGACGTTGCTTTTGGAGCCTCGCCTTCACCTCGGGAGGTGCCGATGCGATCTTTTTGTTGAGTGCCTGTATTTTCTTGGCATGAGAAGTCTGGAGGAACCTCAATGTTTGTTTGCGTTGTTTGGCATTTACCACCGCTGCCCTTTTCAGAGCATTGCCTACATCCCTCGATACGAACGTCTGCTGACCAGGGGTGCACATCGCGGGGGCCACAGAGCAAGGAATCACCCTTCCAACACTCCCATCCTTGAAACTTTGGAGTGGATATTTCCGCACGTCGTACTTCTTCTTGCCCGCCTCGAACTTCCCCTTCTTGGCCATGTCTGCACGGTCATATGAATACTTAACTTCGGTCCCTTTCTGACCAGGCTGACGCATAATTTTACCATCTCGGCTCCTGACGGTAGATGTTACTTTGTCCACGATGAAATAAGGTTGTCGGTATTTTTTATAATATCTCACGTCGATCGCTGCGTTTTGCTTTGTATACGGTAGGATTGAGATTGTCCGCTGATCTATGAGATCACCGTATCCATGATATTTCTGCAGAGCATATCTGCGAAGATCCTTCCCTTTGATAGCTTCAAAACGCTTGATACTAACGACTTTATACGAGTGTCTCAGACGAACCCCAGCTATGCAATCTGCGATGTCCGCCTCCGCATCCTGGGCGGAATATATATTGGGAGGAAATTCGTTGATGTTTTTTACTTTGTATAAATTTTGAAGGACCCAAACTCTTCGATCAGCATACTGAGGGATTCTCGCACACTTTGAACTCTTCCAGTCGGATATTCTCACATTTCTGCCAGTGCCTCCTGTCGAACTAAAAGAATTGCCCATTTGTATATAACTTAAACAATATATAATATTATAATATCAATGGATCCTGCAAAAATCGCAATGGTAAAACGTGGTAAATTTCATCAACTTCGATATGACGACAATCCTATAGAAATTCCGTTTAAGGGCATAAAGATACTCAGAGATCTTCAGGCAACCAAAGCGGACCGCTGCGTATATGAAAACTTCACGCGGATCGACATCACACATGCACAAGGAAACAAAGGAGACCTTCTGCTGGTTCATAATTACATCAAATCTAAAGCGTCGCCGAATTTTTCGCCATTGAAATACGCGGCAGATAACAATTCATGGGGAGACATAGTGACCAAAATAAAGTCTGACCGTTACCTGTCGGCCGGAGACATTGTCGACGGAGTATTATCACCAGGATCATTCGGAGAATTCGGATGGGTTCTGACTCTTAAGTTGTTGGCATGATATTTTGTATCGACAAATCGTATTTACACCCGATTAAACCGGCGGTAATTTCCCTTCTGCACCACAAGTTTCGGACCATCTTTACTGGGTAACGATTGTGTCCATGTATCCGCTATGTCCCAAGTTCCGTCGGGAACAGACACGACGGGAGTGGGGCGGTACAATTGCATTATAAACTTTTCTTTCTTCTTCATCTTCATGAACTGCATCGCGCCGAACACGACAAGTGCTAAGACAACCAGTACCAGCAGAATGTGTTGCATCTTCGTCATTGTTTATAATGTAATCAAACATTATTTTTCTATATTGACACACCGCATGATAAATAATGATTGCCCCCCAAAATAATATAAAAATGAGTATCACTTGCATGGCCGCTAGTTTCGTGGTGAACAGGATCGTAAAGACTACTGAAGAAGCATGCAGGCTACACAGGATCTATAAGATTTCCATCGGCGATCTGAAATACATTGGTCAGACGAACCGCATGCCGGAGGAACGTTTTAAGGAACATGTCAGACATACATCAAAATGCACGCTACTGAAGGAGGCTCTTCAAACTAACAATGCGACTCTGGACACGCTCGCGATAGTCGGACCCCATGACGTAAATGTAGTGGAACGGGTTGCCATCGCACTTGAAAACACAGTTTCTCCGGATGGCTTTAATATCTCAACTGGAGGCCCTGGAGTGACACGGCGCGATGAGAAATACGAGAAGTTTCGTAAGGACGTCCTTCTCGTGAGAAATCTCATGAAAAAGGGTATCGTCTCTTATGATATTTTACATATGCGAGGTGATATTTCGCTTACAAATGCCGAGTTCGATGCTGTGAAAAGATTATGTAATAAGTGAGTTACATATTGACAATACAAATCATTTAAATAAGCCCATACTATGTGAAAAAAGAAAATTAAAAATATACATAATTGTAAATATGCAACCTGCCAACAAGTTTCAGGAGTACAAATTTTCAGGCAAAGGTAGTTATTCCACACAACTCGACCAAATAAGTTTAGTAGACGGGTATTCCGACACATTCATTGGTCTCAATGCAGGAAGTAAGGTTTTATTGAATGGAAGTTCACAAAACAATACAAGCGTAGGTGCTAATAGCATGGTTTCGAGTCAAACCGTTGCCAACACATCGCTCGTTGGTGCCTACGCGGGAGCAGAGATTCAAAATAGTGAATCTGACACAGGTGTTGGTGTTGGTGTCATGGAAAACGCCGCAAATGTCGTTGGAACCGTGGCCGTTGGTTATCAGGCCGCTCAAAATTTACAAAAATCCTCATACAATGTCGCAATCGGCTGGAAATCGATGGGAAGATTCGTTCAGGGAACACGTAATGTTTGTGTCGGAGCTGCGGCAGCTTACTACGGATATGACATGTCAGGATGTACAATTTTGGGCGAATCCGCGGGAAAGTATTCCAAAATCGGCGTGGATAACACTTTCATCGGGTCTTCGTCGGGTGCTGGATCCAAAAACGGAACGGAAAACACGTATATTGGTTCGGGTTCCGGAGAATTTGCGGCCAATGGGTATCAGAATGTTTACGTAGGTGTTGGCGCGGGGCAAAATAACGTGAACGGAGGCAACAATATTTTCATAGGGTATCAAGCGGGTGCTAACACTACCAACGTATACGACACCATCATCATCGGAGGGGGTGGCGGGGGCGGTAATACCAGCAACCTGACAGAAAGTGTCATCATAGGTCCAGGCGCGGGTGCCAACTTGACGACGGGAGGACAAGTCGTGTTGATAGGAGCTTACGCTGGACAAAATCTCACTACCGGATTTCGCGATGTGTTTGTCGGTTACAAGGCCGGGCAAAATTCTGTGGAGGAGAGTGATTCTGTTGCCATAGGTGCGTATGCAGGTCGAAAAGTGTCAAATGGATCTAATAACGTGTGGGTCGGTTTCGAGGCTGGCGAGTATGTCTCTCAAGCGTCAAATACTATAGGTATTGGTTCACGCGCCGGAATGTTTTCAAGTTTCTCAAAGGATTGCACGTTTATTGGTAAGCAATGTGGAGAAGTTGCGGGAAACTCTAACAGGAGTACATTTGTTGGCGCGCGTGCCGGATTTTTTGGCAGTCAATACTCCACATATGTAGGATATGAGGCCGGATTCAGAGCAATAACAGATAGTTTGTATAATACTTCGATTGGTTATCAATGTGGTAATGGAGAAACGGGAAGTTATAACACGAGCATAGGAGCATTTGCGGCGGACAGACTTGGTAATTACAATACGACCGCCGGGTATCTATCTGCGGCGAATGTATATGGCGATTTTAATAGTATTTTTGGTGCATTTTCTGGTAATAATGTTGGTAATTTCAACACTATAGTAGGATCTTATGCAGGATTTGTCGCACGTGGAGATTACAATACGATGTCAGGATATCGTTCGGGATCTAATGTATTCGGCAATTACAATAGTATTTTCGGTGCTGGCGCTGGCAATAATGTTGGTAATTTCAATGCCATATTTGGTACGGGAGCAGGTATTAATGCCACAGGGGGAAATAATTCATACTTTGGAACTATTGCAGGAGCCAATATTTCCGGAGATAAGAATTGTATGATTGGTGACATTGCTGGCAGGCGAATGGGGAATTCTTCTTTTAATACATGCGTGGGTTCTGAAGCTGGAGGAACGGAAGGAGAAAATAATAGTGGATTTTACAATTCCGTGATGGGTTTTTTTGCAGGAAATATGGGAAACAATAATACTATTTGTGGAGCATTTGCAGGATCTAATATAGGCGGTGATACCAACGTCGTTATAGGATTCAGAGCTTCTCCTGATATAAGCGGTGTTCAGAACACTGTCGTCGGTGGAAATGCAGGCATATCTCTCACATCAGGCGGTCAAAATACTATGGTGGGCAGTCGCGCGGGAAGTTCAACAAGCATCGGTAATTTTAATTCGTTCTTAGGATTTAACGCAGGCAGTGGTGGAACTAGAAATACCGTAATTGGAAGTTTATCTGGAAATTCTATGACAACTTCAACGGATAATACTGTCATTGGAAGTTTGTCTGGAAACGCTATAACTACGGGAGTCCAAAACACTATCATAGGATCTCGAACCGCGAATGCATTATCATCGGGAGTTCAAAACACTGTTTTAGGAGTAGGAGCAGGATTTGGACTCGTTGCAGGAGGATTGAATACATATATTGGTTATAATACGGGAAATAATGGATCGCGAAATACTGTTGTAGGAAGTTTGTCTGGTGGCATGATGATATCGTCTGCGGGAAATAATTCTATAGTTGGATTTCAAGCAGGAGCAAATATCACTTCCGGAATGAGAAATACACTCATTGGAGCTTCGACTGGTGTTGGTTTAAATACAGGAAGTTTTAATACGTTCATAGGATTTGGATCTGGTGCCAATGGAACCAATAATACAGTGATTGGAAGCACTGCAGGAAATTCGATGACGACTGCTACAGATAACACAATAATCGGTGTCTCTGCAGGAAACGAATTGACGTCTGGAAGTCAGAACACTATCATAGGAGGCCAGGGAGGATATGAACTAATAAGCGGAAGCTTGAATACTCTCATCGGATATGGTTCTGGTCGAAATGGTATTAGAAATGTTTCTATAGGATGTTTTGCAGGAAACTTGATGACACTTTTGGCGTCAGATAATATTGCTGTTGGCAATTCATCGGGACCAAAACTTACGGACGGAGATCAAAATATTTTTATTGGAACGCAAGCCGGAGCAAACGTAATCAACGGTTCTCGAAATATATTAATTGGCGCCAGATCGGGAGGTAGCATGACATCAAGCAGTGATAACATTGCAATAGGAGCAGATATAAGTATTCCAGGATTTAATAATACGTTAATTGGCTCAAATATATCAATTCAATCAGGAGGGTCGCCTTTCAGAGTTACCGCTATCGGTTCAAATTCTTCAATATCAGCATCAAGATTCAACGACTCCGCGTCTTTATTCAGTAATAATGCTTATGCAACTATTTATGGTAATGGTGCTTTTGTGGTTTCTGGAGAAGCGTACAAAGCCGTGGCAGGATCCTGGGCCGGTACATCAGATCGAAGATTGAAAAGCAACATACAGCTGGCAAACACGATAATGTGCGAGAATATACTGAAGAATTTAGACTTGAAAAGATATACATGGAACGATGATTTTAATCCAATCATAAAAGATAGGACACAACTCGGGTTTATTGCACAAGAAGTAGAAGAATATTTACCAAAATCCATATCTACCACGCGATATGAAAATATCGATGATTGCAAACTCATAGATCTTAGTCAAATCCATATGGTCATGTATGGAGCTTTGAAACGCAGCATTGCTCGGATTGACGAACTAGAAGCAATAATAATCCGAAATAATTTACAATAAAAATATACGGGGGAGTAATGGATGATAGGAAATTTCAGTCAAAATTATCCACATTCTTAGGTTTTGTGAAATATGTTAGAGATCCAGATTATCACGGGAGGGT